GGGACGTGATCATCCTGGAGGAGGCCACCCACTTCACCGAGGAGCAGATGACGTTCCTCACCACCTGCAACCGGTCCGTGCGCGGTGACTTCACCCCGCGGATGTACTACACATGCAACCCCGGAAACGTTGGGCACGCATGGGTGAAGAGACTGTTCATCGACCGCGACTATCGCGGCGAGGAGCGACCGGAGGACTACTCCTTCATATCGGCCTCTGTCTTTGACAACGAGGTGCTGATGAAGAACGACCCCGGCTACCTGCGGACGCTGCGCAACCTGCCAGAGGACCAGAAACGGGCGTTCCTGTACGGAGACTGGGATGTGTACGAAGGGCAGTACTTCAGCGAGTGGCGCCGGGACCTGCACGTGATGGATCCGATCCCGATTCAGCCCTGGTGGCAGGTGTACCGGGCGCTTGACTACGGTCTCGACCGCCTCGCGTGCCTGTGGTGCGCTTTCGATGACGTGGGGAACGCGTACGTGTTCCGAGAAGTTTGTGTGTCCGAAACCATCGTGAGCGACGCGGCCCGGATGATCCTATCAGCAGGGGATGAGCCGGTGACCGCCACGTTCATGCCGTCGGACTTGCTGGGGAGGTCCTCGCAGACCGGTGTCTCGATCTTTGAGACGTTCTCCTCCGCCGGTCTGCAAGGCACCCCGGTGTCCAACCCGCGGGTGGCCGGGTGGCTGAACCTGAAGGAGTGGCTGCACCCGGTGGACGACGGGACCGGCACGGTGAGGCCGAAGCTGCGGATCTTCTCGACCTGCACGGAGCTGATCAGGTGCATGCCGCTGCTCCGGTTCGCGGAGAAGGGCGACCCATCCGACGCATCGACAGAGCCGCACGAGATCACGCACGCGCCGGACGCGCTGCGGTACATGATGGACGGACGCCCCAGGCTGGGCGTGAAACCGGTGGAGGAGCGGCACCACAGGCAGCACGCGCCGATACAGCGGCAGGCGGCAAGCATTATGAGCTACGGAGGCAGACGATGATGGAATACATCCTGAGCGCACTGATGGGCGCTGGTGTGGCGCTGATGGCGTCCTGGTACTGGCGGCATAGAGACGAACGCACCGAGGGCGAACAGGCTAAGGAATCGCGTTTGAATACGCCAGAAGAGAGAGCGAGAGACGAGGAGGAAGCGCGGCTGCGGAAGCAGTTCGACAACCTCATGAGATACACGGGTAAGGAGCAGAAGAAATGAAGATCACCAAAGACGCGCTGGGCATATGGAAAGAGTTCACGTCAGGCCAGCAGTACAAGTCCGAGCTTGGGCTTTACGAGACGTACAAGCAGAACGAGGACATGTACGTGGGCAACCAGTGGGAGGGCGTGGACGCTGAGGACCTGGACAAGCCGGTTCTGAATTTCCTGCGGCGCGTCACGGGCATGGTGATTGCGAAGGTCGTGAGCACCGACTGGGGCGTGCGCTTCAAGGCGTTTGAGGACACGCCGGAGAACGACAACATCTCGCGCATGCTGTCCGACCAGGTGGACCAGGCGATCGAGCGCCTGAACCTGAAAGAGACGGCGCGGGTGGCGATGCGGAACGTGTGCGTGGACGGCGACGCCTGCGTGTTCTTCGACTTCGACGCCGACGCGGACAGTGGGATGAGCGAGCCCGGCGCGATCACGGCGGAGCTGCTGGAGAACATCAACGTGTACCCCGGCAACAAGTACGACCGGCGCGTGCAGGAGCAGCCGTACATCATCATCCACATGCGGCGGTTCCTTGGCGACGTGCAGGACGAGGCGCGGGAGAACGGCGTCTCCGAAGAGCAGGCGAGCGCGATCCGCGGGGACACGGACGAGAACCAGATGGAGCAGGGATCCCCCTCCGACCTGGTGAGCGTTCTGTTGAAGATGTGGAAAGAGAACGGCACGGTCCACTGCATCAAGTGCGTGAAGGACCTGGTGATCCGCAAAGAGTGGGACACGAAGCTGAAACTGTACCCGATCGCCTGGACGAGCTGGGAGATCGTGAAGAGCTCCTTCCACGGGCGTGCGATGCTGACCGGCCTGGTGCCGAACCAGATCGCCATGAACAAGACCTGGGCGGGCATCCTGTACCAGATCCAGAAGACGGGCTTCGCCATGCCGGTCATCGACAAGACGAAAATTCCGGAGTGGGACGGCACCCCCGGCAGAATGATCGAGGCCTACGGGAACGTGGGCAACGTGCGCGACGCGGTGATGTACCTGGAAGCGGCGCCGATCCCCACGAGCGTGATGAGCGCGATGGACACGCTGATGAGCACGAGCCGCGACTGCATGGGCGCGAGCGACGCGACCGTCGGCGACGTGAATCCGAACAACGCCTCCGCGATCATCGCGCTGCAGCAGGCTGACGAGCAGCCGCTGGAGCTTCAGAAACAGAACTTCCACGGGTTCGTGGAGCAGATGGCGCGGATCATCGCGGACGTCATGCGCGCATTCTACGGCAAGCGCACGGTGATGATGAACAGCACGGTCGTGGACGAGTACGGCAACGAGCAGAGCAAGCTCCAGCCGACGCAGTTCGACTTCTCCTCCCTGGATGAGCTGCAGATGACCATGCGCGTGGACGTGGGCGCTTCGAGCCTGTACAGCGAGCAGCTGCAGGTGCAGACCGCCTCGAACCTGTTCACCACCGGGATCATCGACGACCCGGCGAAGCTGGCGATCTACCTGAAGATCATGCCGGACAAATATATCCCCAACAAGCAGATACTTCAGCAGTACTGCGAGGAGCTGCTGAAACAGACCATGGCGGCAACTATGCCGCAAGCCTCGCCTACCGGAGGATTCGATCCCACGCTGCAGCAGGACGACGTGAACGTCACCGCGGTGCAGCCACGGATTGAAAATACAATGAACGCCCAACCATAGGCGTAGAAAGTGAGAGGACATGATGGAAGGCGAAACCAGCCAGAACACCGTGACCGGAGGGATTTTCGATGGTGAGCCGGAGCTCAGCTTTGACGAGACCACCGAAGGCACCGAGACCGAGATGCAGAGCGCAGAAGCGCAGGAGCAGCCGGAGCATGGAGCCGCAGAACAAGAGGTACCTACTGATTTCCTGACGATCCGCTACAACAAAGCGGACAAGAAGCTCACGAAAGAGGAAGCGATCGAGCTCGCCCAGAAGGGCATGAACTACGACCACATCCAGCAGGAGCTTCAGAGCTACCGCGAGGGCCCGATAGGAAAAGCGCTCAAAGCGTACGCGGATGCTGCCGGCATGTCGGTGGAGAAGTACGCCGAGATGATGATGGAGCAGCAGGAAGCCGCCGAAGAGAAGAAGGCACTCGAAGAGCTGCAGGAAAGGTACCCGGACGCACCGGATCCGCTGCTGAAGGAGTACGTCCGCATGCAGCGCGAAGGAACCAAGGCACAGGCGAAGAGCGCCGAAGAGGCGAAGCGCCAACAGGAATGGGCCGATGCCCTGGCCGAGTTCCCGGAAATCAAACCGGACGCGATCCCACAGGACGTGCATGAAGCGGTCGCCGAGGGCGTGAGCCCACTCATGGCGCTGATGAAGCACAAAATGGCCGAGCAGGCGGCGAAGATCGCCGAGCTGACGGCAGAGAAAGAAACGAAACAGAAACAAGACGACAATAGGGCACGGTCGATAGGCTCAGCTGCCGGAGTCAGCTCCGGCGGGGAGGCCGAAGACGACTTCCTCGCAGGGATGGCATCGCGAGAGCGGAGCTAAATCCAACACGACCGGCCCGGAAAGGGTCAAACTATGATTAACCTCGTACAGAAGTACCACGATAAGCTGGTCAAGAGCCTGGAGTACGCCTCCAACCTGGCCGGCAAGACCACCGACGAGTACAAGCTCGACGGCGGCGAAGGCGTCTACCTGACCTCCCTGGTCCCCCAGGCGCTGAACAGCTACAACATGGCCGCTACCGCGAACCGGTACGGCACCCCTGCCGAGATGCAGGATACCCAGCAGTACATCCCCTGGGACTACGACAAGTCCTATGCGATCACTGTTGACAAGGCCAACTACCAGGACGGCGGCTACCTGAAGACCGCCGGCGCCGTGGTTGAGGAGCAGAACAACAGCATCGTCGCCCCGTTCATCGAGCAGGACTTCTACGGCAAGCTCGCCATGAACGCCGGCAAGGTCGTGACCGGGAACGCCCCCTCCACCGCCGACATCATGGGCCGTCTCACCGCCATCGAAGCCTGGTTCCGGAACAACAACATCCCCAAGGCTGACCGGTATGTGGCCGTGCCCACCACCGTGTTCCAGCTGATCCGGCACTCCCTGACCGCCCTGGACAACGTGACCGACCGCATGCTCATCAAGGGCATCGTCGGCAAGATCGGCTCCCTGAACATCATCGAGGTCGCCGACTCCGACCTGTTCGCTGATGTGTACCTGATCGCCTGGTACAAGAAGGCCGCGCTGCGTGCGTTCGACATCAAGGAGGCAAAGGTCCATCAGGATCCTCCCGGCATCAACGGCATCCTGGTCGAGTTCCGGGTCCGCGGCGTCGCGTCCGTCATCGGCAAGTACGCCGGCGGCGTGTACGTGGACTGCAAGAGCACCGCGAAGCAGGCGAACCCCAGCATCTCGAACGCTGGCGCGATCACCATCGGCTCCAGCTCCGACTACACCAAGTACACCGTGGACGGCACCGATCCTCGCTACAGCACCACCGCTGTGAAGATCACCAGCGGCACCACGCCCGTGCACACCGCCGGCGCCACCATCAAGGCCGTGTCCTACAAGGCCGGCAAGGCTGTGTCCGACGTCGCGTCCGTGGTGACGACCTCCTGACGAACCTAACGACCGGGGGAGCCTCGCGCTCCCCCTTTATCAGAAAGGAGCAGACTCATGCGAATCGTAGAAGAGAAACTGACCGCGGACGGCAAGTACATCCGCACGTACTTCGGCACCAGCAGCGAAACAAAACCGACCGCCGACCTCGCAGACGGCTCCGTGTTCGTCGAAGTGGACACCGGCAAGGCCGTACTGTTCAACGAGACCGCCGGCGCGTGGGTATCCGCGTAAGGAGGCACACATGGATAAAGGCGTAGGAATCGGCGAAGTTATCGCGCTGCACAAAGCGCTTGGCGGTGGTGGCGGCTCCTCCAGCGGCGGGGTGCTGGTGGTGCATATCGCGCTGAACGGTGATTATTGGGTGTGCGACAAGACGGCTTCTGAAATCTGGACAGCAAGCCAGAGCGGGGTTGTTTTGTTTATGTTTGGCGATTCCACCGAAGGGACGATTTATTCGTTGAAATCCGCAGAAAACGGTGGGGGGTATGCGTTTGGCTTTGGGGAAAGCTATATTGCTACGGCAACCAACGGGACAGACTACCCAAAATATGCTGACTAACCCGCCCCCCCGCACCTGAAAGGAACAGCACATGATACGCGGCCTTGAATGGCTGAACATGAAGCGCAAATGAAAGGAACAGCACATGATCACACTCACCCTTGAAGGGCAGAACCTATCCATCCGCACCCCGCACATTGTGGCGGGGTCCGTGGACTATCTCACCGTCGCGATCGAGCGCATTGGCCGCGAATGGAAGAAGCTGGACCTGCATGTCTTCTTCCAGCAGGGTGACTTGACGTACGAGCTCCTGACCGACGGCGACTATATCGGAACGGATGCGCACCTGAACCTATCCGAGGGCAGGTGGGCGGTCTCTGTCGTTGGATACGAGTACCATGACGACGCCGTCGTGCGCAAGATCACCACGAACGCCATCGGCCTGAACGTCGCCGCACCCCCTCCCGATACCGGGTCATCCCTTCCAGAAGTTCCCATGACGGTCATCGAGCGCATCGAGGCGATCGCGCAGTCTGTTCGAGACGACGCGGACGCTGGCCTGTTCAAGGGCGAGAAGGGCGACCAGGGCGTGCAAGGAAACGACGGTCCGCAAGGTCCGCAGGGTGAAACCGGTCCCCAGGGCCCACAGGGCCCGCAAGGCCCACAGGGCGAGCAAGGCATCCAGGGCATCCAGGGCGTGCAAGGCCCGAAGGGAGACACCGGTGAAACAGGCCCACAGGGCGAGACCGGCCCGAAAGGAGAGCCTGGTGAGCAGGGCCCGAAAGGCGAAACCGGGTCACAGGGCCCGAAGGGCGACAAAGGCGACACGGGCGAACAGGGGCCGAAAGGCGAGCAAGGCCCGCAAGGTGAACAGGGACCACAGGGCGAACAGGGCCCGCAGGGACCGGCTGGCCCTGGCGTGCCGACGGTCACCGTATCCGACAACGGGAAGGTGCTGATGGTCGTGAACGGCGCCTGGGCTGCGGTAAGCCTGCCGACGTATAACGGGGGTGTGAGCTGATGGCTGACGTATCCATCAAGTACAGGGGCTCCGAGATCGCGAACATGTCCGCGACCGGGAGCAAGACTCTGGGCACCCAGGGCAAGTACTGCGACTCCGACGTGGTGGTGGAGTACACGAAGCCTGCCAGCGCGGTGATTGAGAGCAACAAGAACGCGACACCCACCGAGAGCCAGCAGGAAATCACTCCATCCTCCGGCTACGACGCCATGGCGAAGGTAACAGTCGCCGCGGTGAGCTCATCGTATGTCGGGACGGCGGTGCAAAGACGGTCAAGCGATGACCTGACTGCAAGCGGAGCGACGGTAACAGTGCCCTCGGGGTTTTATGCATCGCAAGCGAGCAAGAGCGTAGCGACAGGCACAGCCGGCACGCCTACGGCAACAAAAGGCGCGGTATCGAACCACAGCGTCAGCGTCACACCGGCCGTCACGAACACAACGGGGTACATCAACGGCAGCACGCAGACTGGCACGCCGGTGACTGTGACCGCGAGCGAGCTCGTCAGCGGAGAGAAGGAGATCACCGCGAACGGAACCGGGATCGACGTAGCGAACTACGCAACCGTGAAAGTGGCGGTCCCCACCGGAGGCGGCGCGTCCAACATTGTACATGGTACGTTCACGACACATAACTCCGCAGGAGCGCAGAGCATCAGCATACCATACACCGGGAGCGGGTACCCGATCATGGTGGTAGTGGTGGTAAACGGAGGCGCTTACAACTCTGCGATCTCTGGCTGGTACAACTCCGTGCAACGGTACGCTGTTGGCCAGTACACCATGACAAAGGCTGTTATGACTTCCGCGCCAACCTACGGAACCAGTGGATCAGAAAATTATGGCGTTACCACGGCCATCTACAAGAACAACACTTCGTCATCGACTTCATATTCAAGAACGAGCTCGATGACCACGAACGCGTATTCGTCCTTCAATGCGTCTAACTCTGCTGCTTTGTGTGTGCGTATGATGTCTGCGAAGAGCATGTCTGTCTACGTCAACACGTCCAGCTATGGGCTGCTGCCGAATACACAGTACGCATACTACATCGTCTACTCATCCTAAAGGAGGAACCAATGCTGACAGTAAGAGACGTCTACATCCTCGCGGCATCACTGATTGGTGACCACGAGAACGACGATTATGATGAGCGGGACTTCTCGATCCCGTACATGAACATCCTGCTGCAGGAGGCGCTGGGCGCGGAGAACAGCATCCGCAGCTGTCACGGCGAGCCGCTGCTGGGTGCAGCGCCGCTGGTGGAGGACCTGGAGAACGGACTGGTGTACCACGACTCGCTGGTGCGCGGCGCGTTCCCTTACGGGCTTGCTTGGCAGTACCACCAGGAGGCGGGAAACCTGTCCCTGGCGGCACAGTACCGGAACATGTTCATTGACGGAGTGAACAACGCGACAATGTTTACGGTGGTAAGAAGATGAGATACATGCCCACTGACCTGGATAACGCGAGGACGTACACGAAGGTATACGGTGCGTTCCGCGGCTGCGACTTCACGACGGACCCCGCCGAGATCGCAGACAGCCGGTCACCCGATAGTTTGAATATGATCGCAGACGACGCCGGCTTCCCGCAGAAGCGGGTGGGCTGGCGCGTGCTGTCGCAGTTCGACGGGAAGGTGAACGGCCTGCACTACGCGCACTTCGACGGCGTGGATCCGGTGATCCTGGTGCACCACGGCACGAAGCTGACGGCGTACCACTTCACGTACGCGACCACGACCGTGATCATGTCCTCCGGCATGAACGACCACGAGAGCGTGAGCTTCATGCACGGCGGAAAGCTGTACATGCTGGACGGCGCGCACTACTACCGCGTGTGGTACAGCAGCGGCTTCCACTACGAGGACGTGGCGACAGCCGCGAAGATCCCGACGACCGGGCGCGGCGGGCATTACGAAACGGACGAGAGCAACAACCGGACGTGGTCGGCGTGCTACCCGTACGAGGAGCCGAACATCCTGAGCTCGAAGCAGATCAACACATTTGCCGGTGACGGCACCGCAAAGGACTTCTGGCTGACAGAGCGCGGGGTGACGGTGAACACGGTGGAGCTGTACACCTCCGGCGCGTGGACGGCCACGACCGCATACACGAAGACCGAGGACGCGACAGTCGGCAAGACGAAGATCACCTTCAGCACGGCACCGGCAGCGCACCAGAACGGAGCCGGGCTTGACAGCATCCGCGTCACGTTCACCAGCACGGAGCACCCGGCGGAACCGGACGCGATCAGGAAGTGCAGCATCGTCGCCCCGTTCGGATACTTCAACAACAACAGGATCTTCGTCGCCGGGAACCCTGACCACAAGAACCGCGACTGGGCGTGCGCGGTGGACGACCCGACCTACTGGGAGCTGAACCAGTGGACGGACATTGGCAGCGACCATACGGCGATCATGGGCTACCTGCACTACGGCGACGCGCTGGCGATCATCAAGCAGGACGACAACCAGGACGCGGAGATCTACATTCGCACCGCGAAGGCGCAGAGCGACAACAGCATCCTGTTCCCCGTCCAACAGGGTGTGAAGGGCGTGGGCGCGATCTCCCGGAACGGCTTCGCGTCCCTCCGAGACGACGCGCTCTTCTACGCAAGGGAGGGCGTCTTCGCCGTCGCCGGCACGGACGCGAGCCAGCAGCGCACGGTGCAGAACCGGTCTTTCTTTGTAGATAACCGCATGCGCGAGGAGACCGAGAAAGAGAACGCGGTCGCGGCGGTGTGGAACAACCGGTACCTGCTCTGCTTCCCCAACTCCGGCCACTGCTACGTCGCCGACGCGCGGCTGCAGACGGCGTTCAATGAGAGCTTCGTTTACGAGTGGTTCTACTGGGACAACATCCCCGCGTGCAAGTTCATCGAGTTCGACGGGAAGCTGTTCTTCGGCACAGCAGACGGCAAGCTCTGCAAGTTTAACGAGGACATGGGCTCCATGGTCAAGTACAGCGACGAGCTGGTCCGCGTCCCTGGCGCACCGGATCCGACGAACGAGCACGAGAGCTGGATGGACGGAAAGCCCATCAAGGCGCGCTGGGTCACGAAGGCGGACACCTTCGGCACGATCGCGAAGTTCAAGACGCTGACGAAGCGCGGCTGCACGGTCATGCTGAAGCCCTTCGCCCGGTCGAGCGTCGGGATCTTCGTCACCACGCACAACATCGGCGACCGGCAGCTCCGGGAGGCGACGCTGAACGTGTGGGACTTCTCCGAGCTTGACTTCTCACGGATCGACTTCAACGCGATGGCGACGCCGCAGGTTGTTCCGTTCAACAACAAGGTGAAAAAGTTCCAGCAGCTGCAGCTGAAACTGGAGAGCACCGGCGTCGAGGAGTGCTTCGGCGTGTACGGGATCCAGGTACAGTACATCATCAACAACTACATCAAATGAGGTAAGACATGGCGAGCAATTTGGATGAGGTCATCAAAAAGAATAAGGACTACCTGGAGCAAGCGCAGATCGATGCGCTTGTTGCCGCATCTAAGACGTACAACCTGCAGACCTCCGGCCAGCGTGCTGCCGGTTTGCAGGACGCGCGCACGAGCTACAACACCGCATACCGTAGTTTGCAGAACATGGGCCTCGCTGGCCGCATGAGCGCCGCACCGGTGTCCGGTGAGGTCCCCCGGCTGGGCATGGAGGTCCAGGACAACTTCAACCGGTTCAGCCAGCGCCTCGAAGATGTACAGAACCAGCGCCTGGCGACGCTGGGCGGTAATTACGCCACGCAGACCATGAACGCGCGCGCGGCCCAGGCTGCAGCCGAAGCCAAGGCGAGAGCCCAGGCGGAAGCCGCAGCGCAACGGGAACGAGAGAAAGCGGAAGCAGCGGCACAGAAGCAGCGCGAGAAAGAAGAAGCCGCTGCGAAGAAAGCATGGGAGAAAGCCCAGGCGGAGGCTGAGAAAGCCAGGCAGAAAGCGGAGGCCGCGGCACAGAAGGAAGCCTCCACTGCCGAGAAGCAGCGCCTGAAGGAAGAAGCGCAGCGCGCCGCCGAGGAAGCCAAGCAACAGGAACTGGCCGCGCAGCAGGCAGCACAGCAGGCACAGACCGCGTACCAGCAGCAGTACACCAGCACACAGGCGGACCAGGAAGCCCGAAAGGCCGCGAAGCTGCAGGCACTGGAGAACGCGAAGACCCGCGCGGCGGCAGCACTCCTGGGCCTGAACACAGCGCGGACGGACCTCAATAAGGCAGCTACAGGAAGGGTTGGCGCGCTGTCCGCGGACCGTGACAGGAAAGCGATCATGGATTCCGGCGACGGGAACATGGCAGCATACCGGCGTCGAGTCAACGAAGAGCTGGCCAAATATGAAGCCGCTCAGGCAGAAGTCGCGGAAGCGGAGCGCCAGCTTGGGCTCGCGTCCGAGCTCACAGCCGCAGAAAAGAAAAAACTTGCAGAGCTCAAAGCCACCGCGCAGGCGGCGAACAGCACCGCTGCTGACAAGGCACGCCGCGCCGCCGACGCGAAGCAGAAAGCAGACACGGAGAAGTCATTGGTCAACTACGGCGCGGAGGAGCAAGCCCTCGCCGACGAAAAGGTAAGGACTGGCGCCGCATACACCGAAGCACAGAAGAAGGCCGAGGACGCCCGGAAGGCATACGAGCAGGCGTCCGCGAAGGCGCGCGCCGGAAAGGCCACGGCGGCGGAAGTCAACAATGCCCGTAAGGCTTATTTAAACGCGCAGGAAAAGGCGAACAGCACACCGAAGGCATCTGGTATAGATACGGAAAAAGCGAAGACGGAAGCCGCCGCTGAGAAGGCGAAGCTGGACGGCATGAAACGCACCGCGCAGATGGGCGGCACCGTGTCCGACGCTGACCTGCAGCGGCAGCAGGCCAAGTACGAGACCGCCACGCTGAAGGCGAACGACCCGGACCTGTACTCCGCGTACGTGATCAAGAACGCGCAGGGGCAGACCCCGCAGGCGACGGAGAAGGCGAACCAGATCATCGTGGACCGCACCATGGACATGTACGGGATCCGGAAGCCGGAGTGGTCGGACAGCGACTACAAGGGGAACGTGCAGCAGTACCGAGCGGTAAAGCAGATGGTCGCGCAGGCGGACCAGGTCGAAAGCGGCGGCGGCATCACCGACGGAATCGTCGCGAGGCTGAAAGAGAAGTACGGTTTCAAGAGCATCGACGAAGCGCGCGAGTATGTGCGCACGTTCGGCGAAGAGAGGGACAAGCGCTCCGAGTACAACTACTACACCCCCGCGTTCGAGGCGGCGGTGAAGAATGAGGGCCTGCAGCCGAGCAAGCCTGTAAACAACCAGGAGTGGGACTACACCTATCGCGCCGTAAACAATCTGCCTGACATGGACTTTGACACGGACCGGCCGACGAAGACCAGGCAGCAAATGGCGCTTGTGGATGTGGAGTACATGACCCAGCAGCAGCGGGATGCATACAATGCCTTGTACGAGACGCAGGGCATCGAGGCAGCGAACGCATACGCGAAAGCTATTGTGCCCATCGTGAACATCCAGCGCGCGGCGGAAGACAAGCGGTATTATTCCGAATTGGCGAAGGATCACCCCGTCGCGGCTGACATCATGTCTGTCGGCATGAACCTTATCGGCAACGTGCCCGCCATGGCGTCGAAGCTGGTGACCGGTGTGCAGAACGCGGTCAGCGGCGCGGACGTTCCGAAGTTCATCGACATCAACAGCAACGTGAACCGGATCAGCACCGGCGCTTCCACAATCCGTGGCGCGCGCACCGAGCTGGTCGGTTCCGGCTACTACCGCGACAATGCAACGAACTGGCTGCATGACCACGGCCTGTTGACCGACAACATGAAGCAAGGGCTGGACGAGTTCAACGACAAGGCGTGGGTGAACAACACGCTGAGTTTCCTGTACCAGTCCGGCATGAGCATGGCAGACAGCGCCGCCGCTATGGCCATCGCGAGCATGACTGGCCCATGGGCCACGGACATCCTCTTCTTCTCCTCCGCCGGCAACGAGGCCTACAACGACGCCCGGCAGCGCGGGGCAACGCAGGAAGAGGCACTAAGCTATGGCATCCTGTCCGGATTCAATGAGGCGCTGTTCGAGCATGTGTCCGTTGAGACGTTTATGGAGAACTTCGTAAACAGCACGCCGGCGCTGGCCAAGAACTGGCTTGCAGGAATTGCGTCTCAATCCTTCACCGAAGCGTCCGAGGAGGTCTGCACTGAGATCGCGAACATCTACGCGGACATGATCGCTCTGGGCGACAAATCCGACTGGGTGAAGGCACAGAAGCAGGGCCCGGAAGCCTTCAGCGCGATGATGAACGACAAGCTGAAGGGCATCGGCATGGCGGGCCTTGGTGGCCTTATCTCCGGCCTTGGGTTTGGCGTACTTGGCGGAGGCATGAACGCAGTGCGGAAGAGCAAGTACGGCAGCACCATCAAGAGCGACGGTCGCGCGGATCAGTACATGCAGCAGGCGCGTCTGCTTGGCGGAGAGGATCTCACCTATGCTGCCGATTCATATGCGAAGAAGCAGTCGAACAACAACGCCGCGGAGCTGGGCATCAAGCTGGAGGAGCGAATCAAGGAGCTATCCGAAACAAAGCCCGGCGCCGCTGCCAAGTCGATGGACGTTCCTGCCGCGCTGACCGTGATCCTTGAAGGTAGCCGGATGAGCGCGGATACCGGCACCGCCGTGTTGACCGCACTTGGTGCGGAGACTGTGGAAAGCATGGGCTACAATGCCACGAGCGGCGAAGCATTGGCCAATTCCTACAACGAGCGAATCGACGCGGATGGCATCACGTCCAGATCCGACGCATTGGCCCAGGCCGCTGACAAGATCAACAACAGCCTGCAGCAGCTGCGCGGCACCGGCGCCATGGGTGCACTCCGGCGTGACGTTACCTCCGCGGGGTTCCAGCGAGCTGGGGCTGTTGCAGAAGAATACGCGCAGCGCAGAGGTGAGCAGACTTACAACGCCGCGCGGAACGCTGCCGCCACCAGCGTGTGGGCGAACCCGACGCAGGGCCTGGCCGTCACCCAGGCGGACGGCACCCGCGTCACGCCTATGCCCGGAAACATGACCGCCGTGGAGCGCGCGGAGCAGGAGCGCACCAACTTCCAGACGCGATCCACCGCCACGAAAGGCAGAGTCACCTACGCCGTCGCCGGTATGGAGGCACGGAAGGGACTGTCGAACGAGCAGACCTACAGCGAGATCCAGAACGGGCTTACCAAAGAGGCGCGCAAGAAAGCGCAGGTCTACGAAAAGCTCGCCGACGCGCTTGGCGTGAATATGGTAATCCATGACGTGATGACCGGCACCAACGGCTTCATCGACGAGAAAGGGAACATGCACGTCGTCCTGAGCGGCAAGCAGTCCGTGCTGCGCGTCGCCGCGCACGAGCTGACGCACTGGATGAAGGAGCACAACGACACCGGCTACGCGTCCATGCGCGAGCACCTGGTAAAGGACGTTGGCCAGGAGCGCTTCGACCGCATGCTGAAGCAGAAGGCGCGGGAGTACGGCATCGACATGAGCACCGAGAAGGGACGCACCGTTGCAGACGATGAGGTGTGCGCGGAGCTCTGCGAGCGCATGCTCGCCGACACCGACGCCCTGGAGCGTTTTGCCGAGAAGGACACCGAAGCGGCGAAGACCTTGAAGGACCGTTTGCTGAAGATCCTCAACGCCATCAAGCGCGCGCTGAAGGACATCGGCAACCGCGACTTCGGCTCTTCCTGGAGCGACCTGGTCCATGAGCAGGAGACCATCGAGAGCTGGATTTCCAACCTGCAGACGGCTATCGAGAACGCTGATCAGCGAGCCAGCACGAACGAGGGCGTCATCGGCAAGGTCTCCGGCACCACGAGTTACGACCTGAACGAGACGATCAGCGACATCAAAGAAGCGAACACGGTGGAAGAGCTGGACGATGCCATCGCCGAGCACTCCGTGGACGTCATCGCTTACGACATGGCCGGGTACATGGACGACCTGAAGAACGCGAAGGTCATGAGCGCCTCCGAGCTGAAGGAGCTCATGCGCACCATGAATGCGGCGATCGACAAGGTGAAAGCACACCGCGCGATCCTTGACTTCGGCGCCGAGCTGAACACAGAGGAAGAGATCCTGTCCGCGAAAGAGAGCCGGGCGTACTTCCCGTACAAGCAGAACGCGGACCCGCACTACAAGCTGGCGCTTGACTTCTCCACCCTGTGCCGGAAGCGCACCCTGCTGCAGACCATCCAGGAGCGCCTGCAGGCGAAGATGGGCAGAGCCACCACGCAGGAGGAGACCGTCGCCATCCGACTGGAACTCCAGAAACTGCAGCGGCAGGGGTACCATGTTGAGGTCGCCTGCGCGCTGTGCTACGTCGAGGCCGCACGTCTGAAGAGCCCGAAGGTCATCAACACCTTCCTGAACAACACCGCGAACGAGATGCGGAACTATTTCGCGAAGAAGAACCCCGCCTCCAAGAAGATCATCGAAGGCCTGCAGCAGCAGTGGAAGGTCGAGCACGAGCTTACACCTTACGCGACCAAGGACGATATGAAAGCCGCTGGCGTGAATGTTACCGATTACAACAACTACTCGCGCGAGCTGCGGGAGCGGTTTGAGAGCGATAATGCCGCCGAGAAGGTCACGATCGACCGTGCCGTGGACTTGGCAAACAACGAGCGGGTCAAGATTGGCGGGATTGAGTTCCCCGGTAGGGAGACGTTCCTGTCCGCTTCCTGGCTCACAAAGCTGAAGAGCGTGGAGCCCGACATCTTCAACGCGTTCACCGACAAGGTAAGGAGCGCGACCCGGAGCAAAGCGCAGGAGACCGACACTTTCTACTCCCGCGGCGACATCGACATGGTCACCGAGGCCATCCTGAAGTACGCGAACGCGGAGAGCGGCTTCCGGCACCAGAGCTGGAGCGACTTCGTACCGACGCACCTTTTGGACACCATGGCGGCAGTCATCGAGATGAGCACCCGGAAGGCGAAGATGCACGCGTACACGAAAGTGCCCGCGATGGTCCGCCTGCTGGGCAAGACCGGCATGGCGTTGAACATGTCGCTGATCCCCTCCGGCAACACCGGCATCGACGCGAACGGCAACCTGGTCTTCGACTCCGTTGAGGGCATGCCCTGGGAGACGATGATGGAGCTACGCGATATGTTCCCGGATACCGCCGGCAACATCGCAATCGGCATCAACGACGAGCAGATCCAGAAGATGCTGGCGAGCAAGGACATCGACTACGTCATCCCCTACCACGCCAGCGGCATGAACAAGAACATGCGCGGATACCTGGACATCCGTGCCTGGTCGGAGTACACCTCCTCCCAGAACGAGAAGACCAACCACCGCGGCCCGAAGGGCAAGTCCCCTGAGCTGGCTGACTGGTTCGACGAAAAGGCCGCTGCCAACGCTGCCGACGGCGAGGCGTTCATGCGCGAGGCGTCCGAGAAGTACCTGGCGCTCTGCTACAAGGAGCACCTGATCCCGAAGTTCAGCCAGTACCTGACCAACAACGGCGACGGCAGCTACAGCTTGAAGGAAGGCTACGAGAACTACTGGAAGATGCTCACCGATCGGAAGATGGTGAACCAGGTCACCGGAAAGGTGATCATCCAGCAGGCGGTGAAGCCCACTTTCGACCAGGCCACCGTGCTGGGGATCCTGGAGGACCGGCTGCACGACCCCGCGATCCAAGACGCTGCCAAGGCCGCGGACATCGTGACCGAGAAGTTCAGCGGTTGGCAGGCGAACAGGAACAACGCAGACGCTGAAGCGATTCAGGAAGCGAAGAACCTGCGCGACAGGACTGCCGCGATCACCGCGCAGAAGACGGCGGAGGCTGGCGGCGTACGCAACAGCCTTGACACCGACTACATGCGGCTCGCGGAGAAATACCGCGATGGTTCTATTTCTCCCTCTGACATGATTAAAATGCGGAGGGACGTGAACGAGATGGCGCGTCTGTCCGGCTACACCGAATTGCTGTATCACGGTACCGATAGTTTCGGATTCACAGCTATCGACACAAACGAGAGCGATGATCACATCTCGTTCTTTGCGACAGACTCTATCCCGCTGGCGATGTCGTATGCGGGGAATAAGCAGGTGCGCGATGTGTCCACGAGAAGCATCGACGGCAGCAAAGAATCAGGCATTTATCAGTTGTATGCAAATACTGATAACTTCCTTGAAATAGACGCAGGAGGCAAGACATGGAAATCAATCCCTGTCCCTGAAACTATGCGAAACGACATTAAGGGCGTTTTGGATGATCTTGACTACAGATACGGCACAGACTATGCGTTCAATGGTGCTACGATAACGACGAGGGCATTGGCTGCGTATGCAAAAGCCGCCGGCTTCGACGGTGTTAAGATATCCAACGTCGTCGACTTCGGCAAGCATTATGACGGATCAGACCGTGGACAAGGCACGGTGTATACGTTCCTGCATCCCGCGCAGCAGGTAAAGAGTGCAGACCTCGTTACGGTAGATAGCGACAACGATATAATCCCATTGGTTGACAGGTTCGACGCAAGCATCCCTGACATCCGCTACGACCTGGACACCGACGCGATCCGGGAGGCGTTCACTGTCATCGACACCGAGGGCATGGATGACGCACTCAAAGCGCTGACGGGCGTGAAGCATGTAGGCACCTGGGCCCTGAAGGACATCAGCCGGTTCCTGGACGCGACTGCCGGCAAGGACAAGGACCTGCGGAACACGCTGAGCGCGATCTTCGAGAAGCCGCACTCCGATGCGACCGGCAGGTACGCCCGCGGCGTGGAGCGGATGCAGCAGCGGGTGTTGGACATCGGCGCACGTGCCGGCGTGGTGGACGCGAAGGGCCGGCACTTCGACGCGAAGAAGAGCGCGGCGATCCAGAACATCGGCGAGGGATTCAGCAACACGTACACCGACCTGAAGCTGAAAGTGAAGGACGCGGACCATGTGACCGTGCGAGCGTACGAGCAAGGCACGGAAAAGCTGGTTGTCTCCGAGCGGGACTACACCCTCAAAGAGCTCCGGCAGGCCTACGGCACCAACGCCGCAGACTACGTGTGGGGCCGCGTGTTCGACGAGACGCAGAAAGCGCAGGAGACCGGCAAGCAGGCCGGCTGGGTTGACGAGTCGGTGAACACCCGTCCGTACACCATTGAGGACCTGCAGGCGGCGTTCCCGAACGACTGGCAGCAGCTGAAGCAGGCGGCGGACGAGTTCCGGGACATGTACGACGAGTACATTCGCGACCAGAACAACATGCTCCGCACGATCTACCCGTACACCAACGAGTACGAAACGGTCGAGAAAAAGGAAAAGCGGATCGAGGAGCTGCAGGATCGCAGCGCAAGACATGAATCGGAAGTACAGAAAAGAATAGACAAGATCGAGCAGCGTATAACGGCAAAGAAAGAAGCAGCTGCGCAACAGGCTGACGCTATCCAGAAACGGATTGATGGTGTGGAGGCCAAGATGGCAGCAACGAAGAGAACGGACACGAAGAAGTACCGCGAACTTCAAAACAGGGCATACAACTTAGAAGCAGACAAAGCGAATGCCCTCGCTGACGCAAAAGAATACGAAGCCGTCAAACGTGCTGAGATCGGGGAGCTGAACGGCGTCCTGAAAGAGTACAAAGAGAACGTCAAGGCAGAGCTGAAGGCCTTAGCTGATGCGAAGGCAGAGGCCCAGAACGCGGTCACCAAGGGCGACTCACTGCAGCGCATGCACCGGCTCCAGTACCGGTCCGACTACTTCCACCACTTCCAGGAGATGGCGAGCGGGATTCAGAACCTTCGCGCGATCTTCACCAACAACACCGACCAGGACATCTCCCCGAAGATTGTGGGCCGGAGG